TAATAGATTATTCGTTCCTGTCGCTACTGCTGAACTCGCCCCTGCAATTGCCCTCCCAATAGTTGGTATTACCTCTATTCCATTAATCCCATAAACAGAATCTACCTGGAAAACAGGCGTAAGGTTTTCGGTATGTACTGAACCAAATGGAAGTCTTGGAGAGTGTATAGCGACTTCAAGATGCCCTTCAGCCGTTGCTGCAAAAGCAACCTGATTGCCATTATCCTGCTGACCGTACATTTCAACAGGAATAGGATCATCACCGCTTACTAAAGTAGCAACGCCCTCTACGCCAGTCGCTAACTTCGTAATAGGGTAACGTATATTACCAACTAAATCAGTTGCAGTTGTTGGTCTTGCGTAGTTGCTCATCTTACACTATTCTTTAATATATTTTCTAACTCCTTTATAAAAATCGGACTTTCACGTAGGAAAGCCGGGATTAAGTATGGTTGTTTCTTTATTCTTCCTTTACCATTAACATAAAAACTACGTGCATAATCTTGAACTTCTTGCGGCAAAGTTGGCACATATGATGCCGCATCTGTTCCAGTTCCAAATTCTACATATACCGGAATTTTACTTTCCCCTTGCACTCCAATTTCGGCAGCAAAACCATTATTTTTTGGTTCATTTACCAATCTGTTTTTAATATTTAATTTGTCTTTACTTTCTCCACTTCCACTAATCATAAGTAAATCAGTTGGTGCAGCAGCTAAAGCATCGCTTACTATTTGAGTACCCGAATCTAATACCTGATATTTAATTTCATTAATCGTTTTTGTACTTAAAGTTTTTAGTTTCTTTTTAAGTCCATCCATCCCGCTTATGATTACTCGTGCCATTACGTTGTAACTATTGCTTCAGCTTTTTCAATAACCATTATGTACTCCCGCTTATGCCTTTGCCCTACTAAATCAACTGAACTAATCACGTACCTATAACCTGACCATTCAACAAACATTGTATTTAACGGCTCAAATGCTGAACGGTATTTAATCCTGCATTCAAATATGTTTGTTAGTACTCTTTGCCTTTGCTCTGCTTCCGAAAAAGAGCGGATCTCTTTAATCATGGCATAAGTCGAAAGCAATACTAACCGAGTAACAGGGAAACCGCCTGAAGTATCAACTGTATCATCAAACGATACGAAAGTTATAACCTGGTCATAGTTGCCTGTGTTCATTACATTATCGGAGTTACCCTATAAGCGTGTTCAATTTCTGTACTTGTTGTAATAGCCTTATTTACTTGCTCATCCGTTGCATCTGCCCTGTATTTGAAAGCCGTTTCAACTCTCATACAAATGGCAGACTTTAAATCCTCTGGGCAAGTACTTAAATCGCTTGAACTATCATAAAATCCAGCGTAATAAGTAATAGTCCATTGGTTATAAGTGCGTAAAGCAGTACCTAAAATATCATAATACGGATCGTAATTATAAGGCAAACAAGTCAAACCAACGGTTAATATTGGTCTATCTAATCCAAACAATTCATAATTCGTAGAACTAATCGCAGCACCATCCTTATCAACTATTGTAAGCAGTTCGCCGAATGGCCCGTAAGGAATCTGCACCTTTGACTGATTGCTTACAAGTTCAATTTCTTTTTTACCGTATGATAAACCCGTGAATAATTCAGATGAAATACGAGCCTGTTTGATAAGCCTGGTTAAAAGCGTATCAAAGTCCGTGAAGTCAATCTCCATAAAGGTTTTAACCTCTGCTAAAGTGACTGGCTCAGTAATTAAATCCGTTAATACCCTTGTTTGTATCATTTGGTTTGTATTTTTACTTTTAACTCTTTGGTAATGCGATCGGTCTTTAATTCCTTAATTGCAACACCTTTTAAAATCAGGTAGTTTGCAAACTCATCTGATTGCTCTTTGACTTCGCCTATCTTACCTGAATTATGGTTTTTAGTATATTTTACAATCATCTTGCTTTATAAAAAAACCCCTGCACCAATTAGCAGGGCAGGGGTTCTAACCTAAACACTAAACAATGAGTATTATGTAGTCGCTTCAAGCAATACAATTCCAGCAGCAAATGTACCTTTTACAAGTACTCCGGTATCGTTTGCAGAAACAAACTGAACAAGTCTTTGCTCAAGAAGGATTGTTTTCTTGTTGTTGATGAAGTCATTACCATCAAGACCGATCTGAACTCTCATACCTTGTCTGAATAGTACATTAACAACTGACAAATCTCCTCCGATGAAATCAACACCTAAGTTATCAAGTGCATTAGTTCCGATCAGACGTACACCCTGAAGAGTAGTGTAACCTTCTGAATCACGACCTAAGAACGCCAAAGGCTCGGTATATTCTCCGTAAGTTGATTTGGTAGTAATCATCTTGGCAAGGAAAGACTCATTAACAAAGAATCCAGTAGGAACTCCGAAAGCCTTTTTAACTTGCAGGATTGCAGCAATCAATACATCAAACTCATTTGCGTTTGATACTGCCATACCTGAACCTGTAAATGCAGTTGCATATTCATCCAATCCTTTCAGATCATCACCAGTTCCAGGACCAGAGAATAAACCGTTTTCAGTTACGATGTCGGCACGCTTCATAAGGTTGTTTTGGATGTAGCTCATCAATTGAGGTAAATCATCCATAAACTCGGTAGTTACTTTTCCGTAAACCGCGATTTTCTTAGCAACCATTTGACGCTCTTCGTAACGTACAGATAGAGCAGTTTTGCCATCACCTTCACCTATGAAGATTGGAGTACCTTGCTCATCAAGTTCCTCAATCCACATAGCGTAAGGCTTAGCCATTGCGCCAGTAGATACGTTCTGCAAGTATGTCAAAGCACGCTTACGGATAGGGCTGATGATGCCAGTATTCTGAGTTAAAGAGTAATTGCTCTCACTACCTACTGCTTCAATTGTGTTGAAGTCCCCGATTGTAACGGCTTCTTTAATGTCAAACACTAACGGGCCGGACTGCTTACCATCGTTTTTGATGATTTGCTTAATCTCCTCAGCTTTCTCCATGTAAGCTTCAGTAAAGGCTTCTGTGAATGACTTTCTTTTGCCTGTATTTACAGACTGCTTGTTCATTTTAGTAGACAAAGCATCATGCTGATCTTGCAATTCTTTTTTAGCTGCTTCAATTTCAGCTTTTACGGCATCCATTGATGGCATAGCATCAAGTTTTGCGATCATGTCAGCGGCTTTCTGCAATGCTTCAGCGGCTTGACTTTTGGCGTTATCTACGCCTTCCTTTAGTCCTTTGGAAGCGTTATCAATCGCTTCGAGTATGTCTTTAGTTTCCATAATGGAATTGTTTTTTAATTTGGTTAATAATTTCCTGTGAGTTGATCGGCTCAATGACTGCTAAAGTGTTACCCGGCTTTAGTATAGCGTAGAGTGATTTTATTTTTTCTTCGATTTGCACGAATGCTTCATCTGAATATTTTCCGTTTCTTAAAGCACGTTCTAAAAGACCTAAATCCTCAATTATATCCGATTCGGATTTAATGCCAGTTACCGGAGTATTACGATTAGCACCCAAGAACTGAATCGAACTACCCTCGTACATTGCAACCTCGCTTATCTCGTTAGCATCGGCACGTTTTTGCTCTTTGATGATTCTAAAACCAAAAGAATGCTGATTAATAATGCCATCCTCAGCCATTAGTAAGAAATCCCTGCCGTTTGTATGTCTGCCCGCTTTACTTTCGTAGTATAAGCCTTGTTCATCCTCTGCCAAAACTTGCAACTTACCAACTGCAATATTCTTGTTATGATCTAACAAGTGCTTTATTAGTTGAGTTCCTTCAGGCCCATTCTCACGGATTGTCTTAGCAAAAGCGCCTTTGACAATTCTATCGCCATCGGAATCAATAGAACCAAAGTTTGCAAAGTACCCGGTTACTATTCCAGCCTTTACATCTAAGTCCTTAAATCCTGCGCTTATTGATTTGACTAACATATTTGTAAAAATAAATATTAAATAAATACAAGAAATTTGTTTTGATATACAGAAATGTATATATTCGCATTATGACAACACTAACAAAAAAAGTTAAGAAGCTTGCGAAGCTTAAAAACGCAATAGAAGATTTAGATTGGTTAAGAGATACTATTATAAAAGTTATTGAACAAGGCGGAGATATTGATTTTGAATGGCGTAATACTGGACTATTTAATCAGCATGATGTTGATGGTTTTGTTAAAACTGTTGATAATGGATCTCAAACTTTTACCTTTAGAATCCCGCCACATAATATAAAATTATGACAACCACCCAAGTATTTAACCAAATCATATCAGAGCATAAATGGTATGCTCCGTATATGTCTGCTCAGGCAGCGTTCCTGTTTAAGAAACGATTTGTAAAAGGTGAGTTAAAGCACTCAACTATTAATAGATGGTTTGCCAAATTCGGTTATGAACAAAATGAAGTGACATGGAAAAGGAAGTAAAAGAAAATTATATTAATGAGTTCAATTTATATAAAACTGAACTAATGAAAAATGTAAGGCGATTTAGAAAAACTAAAAAACGGCATATGTTGTTACAATTTTACGGAGATAACCCAGTAAAACAGTTTAGATATTGTTATCTAACCAAAGTAGGTTTTATACAAGACCCGTTTAAAAAACACCCAATACAAGTAATTGGTAAATCTATTTTTGAATAACCCCATGACCGACACCCAACTACTACACAAAGCAAACGGAATCCGTAGGATAAAACAGGCTATTAAGAATTGTGATTTGCCAGTTAGTGAGGTAGGGACTATATTCCCAAAACCACAAACTAAATGCAAACATCAATGGGTTATGCCTGAAGATAGTTTTGAAATGCCGTATTGCAAACATTGTTATAAGGGAGCGTGATTAATAAAATATGGCATGGCAAAGAATAGATATTACAGTTCAGATCATTTAAATGAAACATTCCTGCAATTTACAGAAGACTTTTATGCGTATTTAAAAGATGAGGGCATAGAAATAGATAGAAAAAAATGGGAAATATGGATGGTTATGCCAGCAAGAGTAAAGGAAAATTTTCGTGATAAAGATGCAATTATTGATAATTTTATAACAAATGCCCCTTATAATTAAACGGATCTTTTTTACCAAACCTATAAAGGTGAAACAGATATACCCCTCTCGCCACTCCAATATTCATTCCTAACTTTCGCGCCTTATCGCAAAACTGTTTATCAAAGAATATTGAATTTTCCTCAAAGTTGATTTGCTCCCAAACCGACTTATTAAATATCATACACATCCCGGCAACACCTGGAACATCGGTAACTAAACTATTATGCTGATTCCATAATTCATTAGCTACCTCGATATGATTTGAAATGTCAGGATCATTCGAAAACTGCCCGGCTGCTAATTGATACGGAGCACGTAGTCTGTTTGTCATGCAACCGATAATCTGAAAGTCTAGATTTGATTTAATTACCTGATAAATTTGATTACCCCAGTCTGAGCGTAAAGGTAAAGTGTCCTGATCTCTCAGGCAGATATAACAATCATTAGGTAATTCGGAGATGCATTTATTATACTCTTGACCTATGTTTTTAGATTGGCTGAAGGGTTGAATGAATCTTATTTGTATGGCTTCCATTCTGTACTATTACGGTTCTTCATAATCAAATGGCGATTTGTTGCAATCCCTGCACTTCGGTCTGCATGGCTTACTGAACTTTCAATTTCTCTATGTTCATCCATAGAATGAACATAATTCTTACTCAAAGTTACATCAAGATATAAAGCTGAAGTTAAACCCGAATTATAAACCCTTTGCGAGTAATTTACATGCTCATACGCATATCCTTCAAAATCTGAATCAAATCCACCAACAATATCCAAACAAATAGGATTGATATACAACATACAACCGCAAGGCAATTCATATTCCGTTAATCCGTTCGATTGATTTAATACCTTTCGGTCAAATGTATAGCTTAAATGATACTCCCCTGAGTTTATATAAGGCTCATACCAATTATCAACTATCGGAAAGGTATCATCATCGAAAAGGAATATATGATCGCAATCATCCAACAAAGCCAAACACATATTTTTAGCTTTGGCAATACCTTTCTGATTGACAGTTACAATCTTTGCGCCGGGCGTATACTTGCGTATCATTTCCAGCGCGGGAGTTTGGCGGTTGCCGTATGTAGTGATTCCGATGCCGAGTTTCATTTCGCAAATATTAAGTTCTCTCTGTTCTCGCTAATTAACCTTAACCCCCAAATAGCTACATAATTGGAATACTCCCGCTTCAAGTCAATAACACCATTCCACTCAATACACAAACATCTGCATCCAACTTTAACCAAATCAATCTGCTTTAGTATCTGAAGGTCAAACCCCTCCGCATCAATCGTAATAAAATCAAACTGCTTATGCCATTTGTAAACCCAGCTAAATGGAACCGCTTGTACTTTGCGTTCGGTAAACTCTACACCTGAATTACGCCAGCGGATAGATTCATTGTAATCTAAAGTAGAAACTAAACCCGTATCTTTGCCATTCTTAACGTGAGCACCTGATTCGTAGAATGTAAGTATTTGCTCTTTATCCGCAATCGCTAATTGATAGCAGTTAACTAATTTGTTACCCTTGTGCAATTCCTGAAGCTGGGTAAATACAGTTCCAGGCTCAATTAGTACAGCTGACCAGCCTGATTTAATCAGATCGTAACTATTGCTAAATGTCTGGCCATCGTTAGCACCAATATCCAAAACAGTACCTTTAAACCCTTTAAAGTAATCTGCAACTATTTGAGCTTCGTTATTTTGGGACTTCATAATATGCTATTCCTAAATGTTTTATAATCTTATCTTCTGCAATATGCTCATGCACCGCTTTCCTGCATCCGGCAAGTTGGTAATCATCAATGATAACTAAACCACCTTTAGATACTTTGCTCAATAAATGCTCTAAACAAACCTTTGTGCTGGAATACAAATCCCCATCCAACCGTAATAAAGCAATCTTGCCTATTTTATAATCAGGTACGGTATTCTCAAACCACCCCTTTACAAATATAAGATTGTCTGTCTTTAATTTCCACCGTTTAAAGTTCTGCATAACTGCATCAATTGAATGAGAGCTTACTCCAGATGATTCCAAAACGCCCTCTTTGCTTTTATCCTTTGCACCTATGCCGGGTTGCTCTGCATCATGCTGACCAGCGTAAGGGATGCCCTCAAAACTGTCAAACGCGTAAATCTTTTGGTCTATATTCAGATCCTGCATCGCGTTTTGCATAGCACCAATCTGACTACCTGAAGCAACGCCACATTCGACAAATACGCCCGGTATGTTATCGGTTAATAATCTCTTTGTGCAATCATAAGTAAATTGCAATACCTCACGGCTTGAATAATGGGGTGTAACTTGCATCATAATCCTTGTACGTAAAAACAAACTGTATCTTTATTCTTTTTATCGGTTGGTGCAGCGTACTGAAAATAACTGCCACCTGATTGGTATTTCATTTGTAGCTTATTGGCAATAATTGAAGCACAACTCATATCATGCCTATGCCCTTCACATCTCACATCTTTACTTTGAGAGAATCCCTTATTATTCCATTTACCCTTAAAGCACCCTGCTGACATGGCATCAATCCACATCATATAAAAACTGCAAGCAATATCGCTGGTAATATCTAAGCCGGTAAACCCAGCGGAATACATGGTAATTTTCATGGCTTCATCACGGTCTATCCCGAAATAAGCCAAAGTTTTATCATTAGTCCAGGTCCCCGCATAATGTCCAGCTTCCTCCATAAAGTAGCCATCACGTTCAATAATATCAAATATAGCATCTACATTTGAAACTGCATAGGCTGAAGTATCAAGATAGAGGATTGAAGTATATCCTCTGTCTATAGCCTCCTGAATTGCGTAAATCTTGAAAGCATATGGATTATCCTCATGTTTTGGCGCACCGATTGATTCCTCTCCATTAATGGCAATAAATTCGGCATCCGTTCTGCCAACTAAGCTATCCTTTAGCCGTTGTTGTGCCTGTAAGTAATTCCCTCTGTCATTCGCAAAACTAACGATTGCCCTTTTTTTCAATGTAGTCATAGTGATATAAGTTCCCTTTTATAATAGTTTCTGTTTTAAGTAATGGGTATAATCTCCTGGAATATTCTGCATCCTCACCGAAAGCAATCTCAGGGAATCCAGCCTGTAAAGCAAGTTCTCGTTTAACTGGTGAGATATGGTTTGGAGTTCGGTAATAAATCCCGTTTGCCGTATGCCACGTTTGATACTCTTTGGATATATGCCATTGTGTTTGCTTGTGTCCGTTGGTAGTAATGATTCCAGATATACCAATGCAGTCATTACCAATTGAACAAGCCTGCATGATTGACCAAATGTAGTTTGGGAAGATGTGATCATCATCATCAATGAAAACAATGTACTCGCCTTTCGCCTTTTGCAGTAAACTGTTTCGCTTTTGGCCTATGTTTATGTCAATTCGGGGATCAATCAGTATTTCAATCTGATCTATAAAAGGGTTACATTGTTTATTTACCTCAATCATTAGGTTATCTAATTGACCAAGTCGCTGGGGTAGGGTTGCTATGAGGATGGATAATGTC